GCTGAAAATCCTCTTCAAATCAGTTACGTTTTAGTTTGGGCAGTCGGTGCTTCTGATCCGACGGTGACGGGAACTATTACTTGTATTCGAATTGCATGAAATAAAACAATTTTATTATCTTTAGTATAATAAATATAAATGTCTTACGCCAACTCAACTATCAATTCATATGCACAAGGTACTAATTGGTATCAAGGTGAACAATCAGATGGTGCTTCAGATGCTATTTTCCCAGCACAGGCAACTCTTGCAAATGGAGTACAATATTTTCAACAGTTTAATCTCGGTAGAGGTAGTTGGCTTATCACCGTTACAGGAACAATTACCATCAATGACGGAACGACTGCATGGGAACCGTCAATTTTTGGCGTTTTTGCCAGTGGTGGACAGTCTTTAGCCACCCAATCTTTATGCGGTTTAACAACATATGCTAACGGTACACAATTAAATAATACTCTAACTCTTTGGTCGAATAGTAACACAGTGCTAACCAATCCATTTTATGTTGGCTTTACACCCGTATATGCAGGTTCGACTGTTGATCCTCAAATTTCCATTGCAATCGAAGTTATAAAGATAAGATAAAAAAAATATTTTCTAACGGTTATAATAAATGAGTATTCCGTCGCAAGTATTTTTCAAATTTATAAACCCACCTACTGGGGTCGCTGGTATCACGATAGTAAACGCTACGACGTACGATCTATTGACCGGGACTACTTTAACTTTAGAAGTAGGTAATTGGTTAGTATGCCTTACTGGTGAAGTTTCAAATCCAACCGCAGGTGCAATAACCGCTACAAATTTAACTCTCAATTTACAGTCTACCACAGGATCACCTCTTATTTTAAACGACCAACTTATTCCATTTGATATAGGTCTTCCTGCTGGAATATCGTATTATTTTACAAAAACGTATGCTCTTCCCGTAACACAAGGAAATCAAACCATGCAATTTGAACTGTATAATCCTCAGGTTACTGGAGCGGGTCTAACTTTAGCATATAAATTATATTGCATCCGTCTCGCATAAAAATAATATTGTTTATTAATAAAATAAATATGCCGAAACATGGAGGAATCAGTCACAGAATAAACGATCAGACGAAAAGCGAGGAATTTCTGATTCCTGAATTTGGATTCGAAGATATTCATATTCCAAAGTATTTAGCAGAAAAAACATCAAAAGGATACAAAGTAGTCCCGACACTTACTAAGACTGGTAAACTGACTCATCGCAAAAACATGTCAGCAGTAAATTTAATTCCTGACGATGACATTTTCGAGAGTTATTGTAGTGGTAGTCGACTCCAACAATTACAATTAAAAGATTTCGTGAAGAGTCAACGTAATTATTTATTATCACTCGTAAATGCGTTTGACAATATTCAACAAGAAATTGATACCAAAGTTGCCGCTGCAAAGAAGGTCTCGAAGAAAAAGAAACCGACGAAAAAGGATAAAGATGCCGCTGCAACGAAATTACAGAAATTCCTTAAGAAAAAACAACTCGAAAAGATGAGCAAAAAAATTCTGGATCGACCATTAACCGATGAAGAAATCGCAAAATATTATCCAGACATAGCGAGTATGGCAAATATTCCTGATATAGATTAAACGAAAATCATCAAATAAATCTCGTTTTTACATAGTTCATGAATTTTGGACTAAAAAAAGGAAGATTAGAAAAATTAATATGGGAAAACGTGGAAATCTAACGGTAATTAGCCACAAATGAACATCAAAGTAAAATGTCGATTGGCTTACATATAGAAATCTAAGTCATGTTCTCCATACTTATGGTAAAAATTTGCAAATTTCTACGGGATTTCTTTAGTAAGTACGGAGAACACGATTAGATTTCTCGTTATAATGTATAATAAGCATGAAATCCGTCTCATTATGAAACAATTTAGTAGGAATAAAATCTAATCAAATATAAACAACAATGTCTTTTACACAACACGCTCAAGCAGACAAGATTTATTTTGACGTCACGATCACAAATTTAGAGTCAATTGATACACCTCCACCAACATTGTATTTTAATGAGACGAGAAGTGTACCATTTCTTCAAAATCCCCAAGAATATTATCTGAGCATCATCAGGTTCACTTTAGACACTCCAACATTACCAATATTCATTCCAGAGATTCAACCGAATCAAGGAAACCTTGACCTAACCATTTACAGTGTGACATTGTCATGGACAAATCCTGCAACAGCAATAAAATATAGTCAACTGACATATATTACTTTTGCGACGCAAGATAATTCTGCTCCAACGCCTTTGCCTCCAAACCAGAATCCGAATGGACTTCAAAATAATGCCACGGGTTACTACAGCATATATAATTTTCAATATTGGATTTATTTAATTAATAATGCTTTTACGACATGTTTCAATGATTTGAACACGCAAGTTGTAGCGGCTGGTTTAGTGCTTCCAACTGCAAATGCACCCGTTATGACATTCGACACAAATAATCAAATTGCGATTATAAATTGTGACGAATTAGGTTACAATTACACCTCTGCAAATTATATTCAGATATTCATGAATCCTGCATTGTATCAATTGTTTTCAAGTTTTCCGTTTACGATCAATGGTTTAGGAAGTGCTGTGACAAATAACGAAAATGTGCTCATTCAAACGAATACTTTTGGCGGCAGCAATGTCATCCCATTTCCTCCGATCAATCCAACTTATAATGCAATTCAAGTTATTCAGGAATATAGCACGATAGCACTATGGTCACCTATTACGTCAGTGGTTTTCTGTAGCAATACTCTTCCGATCGTCCCGACTAACATTTCAGCACCAAGCGTGTACTACAACGGTCTCGCACTCAGCAATAATGGTAACAATTCAAACGTCTCTCAAATCATCACGGATTTTGTTTCTGACACTGGATTTTACAAACCGAATATCGTGTATAACCCTACAGCTCAATATCGTCTCGTTGACATGACTGGTAACAGACCCGTGAGTAATTTAGACATATCTGTTTATTGGAAAGACCGGATTGGTGCATTGCAGCCGTTTCTTATTGGCACAGGGACAACGGCTACTTTGAAGATATTATTCACGAGAAAGGGAAGTGTAGGAACATCCAAGCCTTGAAGTATTTTAGAAACAAATTCAAAATAATTTTATCTTACACTATAATAAAAAATGTCCGACTTTAGAACTGTTCTCATTGAAGATTCACGCATCGCAGATATTACCGATAAAGAAGTTTTTGGAGTACAAAGTGGAGCGTCCCAAAATACTTTTCAGCAATTTCAAGCCGTCAGTGCATCAAATAGCTCTATTGTGTTCAACGTCCAAATTCCATCGCAGAACATCGTCATTGACCGCCATCTTCTAATCAATTCGACCTTCACCTTTACAGTAGCAATTGGACAAGTCCCTCCGGGAAGTCAAGCCTTTAATTATGGTCTTACCGATTGTCTTCAAGCCTTTCCACTGCAGTCACTGTTTACGACAGTACAGGCAACCATCAACAACGTCTCTGTAAGCACTAATTTACAGGATGTTCTACCGATGTTGACACGCATGAATGATAACAGGATGCTGTGTCGTTACAACAGTTTAACTCCGTCATATGTAGACAACCAATGGGGACTTTATTATGATGGTGTTTTAGCGAACTCCAATCCTTTAGCAGCTTACGCCAACACTGGGTATGACGAAGATTTTGAACCGAGAGGAGCTTTTCCTGTAGGAATTGTCATCACTCATAATATCACTGGTGGAGGAACGGATAACAGCGTTATCTCGACAAATCTGAACGATACTTGGAGCATTGCCATTACAGTAGAGGTCACCGAACCATTTCTCGCTCTAAGTCCATTTATCAACTGCAAACCAAATGAGGAAGCTGGTCTGGTCGGAATAAATAATATGTCTCTGGTGTTGAACGTCGATTCTACATGTAAGAGATTGTTTTCGACCGCCAATTCTGTAGTTAATGGAGGAGGAACTGGTCTGCAGAGTTACATTACTGGAATAACACTGGGAACTACTGCTGTACCGAACGCATTTTCAAATACTCGTCTCTTTTTTAATTTTCTGAGTCTTCAACCAGAACAGTATGCGAAGATTTCCACGAAAAATGTCGTTCCATTTTTAGATTATCCAAGATATCTGTCAACTGCTAATAACAATGCCCCTATTGATCCCGGTGTTGAAACGACGTTGACATCTCAGAGCATCCAGTTGAATCAAATTCCAGATTTGATTCTGATTTCAGTGAGATATCCCATGTCAAGTCAGAATTGGGCGTATACTTCATCGTTCTTGACAATCAATAAAATTTCAATCAATTTTAACAACGCATCAGGTTTGTTGTCTACAGCACAACAACAAGATCTTTACAACTTGAGTTACCGTAATGGAAGTCAACAAAGTTTTTACGAATTTTCAGGTGTTGCAGGAGTGAACAACAGTGCCGGAGGGACACAAGTCGGAGTCCCAACAACAGGCAGTTTACTTGTCCTCAATCCTGCTCTTGATTTCGGTTTGCCAAGTTACCTGTCATCGTCGTCGCTTGGACAATATCAATTTCAGTTCAATATCGGTGTGACGAATCAGTTTCCATTCTCCATTACACCAGAGATTTGCATTATTACCATGAACTCTGGTTTATTCGCAACTACTCAAGGTACTTCGCAGATTTTCACCGGTATCCTCACCAAGGATCAGGTATTGAGGACTAAAGAACAGAATCCTGTTTCTCATTTAACCTCATCTGAATACAGTCGCCTTGTGGGTGGAAAACACCAGAATATGGGAATGTCAAATGTTCTTTCCATGATTCGTCAACATCCTCGTCTTCAGCATCTTAGGCATGGTGGAGCCACAAGCGGCGGTGTGATGTCAGGAGGTGTCATGTCAGGTGGAAGTCGTCAAAAATCTTCATCGAAGCTTGACAAATATCTCTCTTAAGAATGTTTAGACGAACAAAAAAATAATATTTATCTAATGTAAAAAAATGCAAGAATACAATAATGGAATCGCCCACACTGTTCTTTCAAACATTCATAAATCTATCGATCGTACAGCACAACCTACTATGTTTGGAGGTGATCGGCCACGGAGACACCCTAAAGTTGGACTCGTATCATACGATTATCCTGCGACTCTGGCTGTCGGTAGTGCAACTTATCAACCCAATCTGTTAGGAAGTGGATTCTGGAAGGACTTTGGAAAAGGATTTAAACAAGGAATGGTCGGATCCGCTCAGGTAGCAGCACCAATCGTTGGTGCATTGGCCAAAGATGCAGCGGCGTCTTATCTTCGTGGAGGTGTCGCTCGAAAACGAGGT